TTGTGTGTTAGTTGCAATACGAGCACCACCAACAGTAAATGTTCCAGTTACAGATGTATTTTGACCAGAAAATGTTGCATTTGCACTAACATTAGCAGTACCCTTTACGGAAAGAATTGAAAGAGTTCCATGATTGAGACCTGTCGTATTGGCAAATAAACTAAGTTCATCTGCAAGCAAGTTATGATCAGTTCTCAACTGACCGATTGTATTTGCTGTAGTTACTGTATTAAATTTTGATCCGACTGCCATTTCTTTTTCCTTAGTTTATTTATTTATTAAGCGCGCCAATCTAAACCAAGAATTCCTCCAGCGCCTGTTCCACCTGTTCCTGCACCTGATCCTGTTCCACCGCCACCGCCGCCGCCACCGCCGCCGGCAACAGAATTCTGTCCATCCAATTTTTTTCCGCCGCGTGTACCAAAGTTAATACCACCTGCTCCGCCACCGCCGCCGCCATAGAAATCTCCGGTTGGAGATCCACCATTAGCCTTAGCTACTGGAACAATACCTGTAGTATCAGATGGATTACCACTGGTTGCTGCAGATCCACCTGTTCCTGAACTATCCCCTGAACCATTACCACCAGGAGCCCCAGGCGTGGCCGGGCTGTTGTCACCATATCCACCTCCACCGCCGCCTCCATTTGGAGAAATACCAGGAGAACCTCCACCAAAGCGCCCACCTCCTGAGCCGCCATTTCCACCTGCTGTACCGTCACCTCCAGAACCACCAGCTCCACCTGTAATTAAATTAGTGTCAGAACCAGCATTCAAACGAAAGACGTCAGACGAAAGACTGTCTTGAATATAAGTATCTTCTCCTGCACCACCAACAACCATTGTATATTCTTCACCAGGAGTTACAGTAATATTAAATGCTTCTCCGAAATCAGAAAGAATATGTTCGCCGCCACCACCGCCACCTCCACCGCCATTACTTACGGAGTTTGCAGAACCGGTTCCGCCGCCAGCAGAACCAAAGACATAAATTTTAGTTGTCTTAGATCCAGGTGTAAGTTTGTAGCTGCCAGGTTTTGTAAGAAGCAATGCATCGTCAATAAGGTCATATGTCCCATTATAATTTGTTCCACCAGATACACTGATAGGTTCAATCGCTACTTCATATGGACTGATAGCAGAGTTAACCCTGCGCATAACTCTACCAATTTGCATTAATAAAATTCCTGGCCAGACGGGAATCCGTAATAAGTTGTTCCACCATTACGAGTAAAGAAGGAAAGAAAATCAACAGCTTCGTTACGTGAAGACATTGTTGGAATTGAATTTCCTGCCCATTTTACAGAAGAAGGCCATGTAATTTGACGTTCCGTTCCGTCACATGTAAAGATAAGAGTAAATGAAAATGCATTTGCTCCGGCTGGCGGATTGTTGAAGTTTACAGTATCAACAGTTGCAGTCAAATCAATTCCAAAGTTCTGTGCTGAACTTAAATCAAGTGTAATCGTATTGGATGAAATTGATGCTGTTGTATATGTCTCACGATATGTCTTTGCTTTAACAAAATTATTGAATGTAGTATTACCATTGACAGTGTGTGTATCACCGGAAAGAACAGTATTAGAAGTAATAAGTGTATTTTTTGAACGGATAACTGTATTGGAACTATTCTTAAGTACTTCGAAATTACCCTTAACTACTGCTCTTCCTACAGTATGAAGTGCACCAGCAATATTTGTATTTGCACCACTTAGAGAAGTATTAGACAAAACATAAAATCTTCCGCCGCGAATATCAGTATTCGCACCTTGTAATTCAGTATTAGCTTTAAGATAAACATCATTGCCAATAAAGTTAGTATTAGCACCGCGGAATGTTGTTTTCTTTACAAAGTTAGTATTGGCTCCATTAAACACAGTGTTGGAAACAACAAGTAATGTTCCTCCATCTATGTTAGTATTAGCACCATCCATGACAACAGTATTTGAGAATCGACTGTGAGCAGCTGTAACATATAAATTTGCCCCGCTTACACGTGTATTACCAGTACCACTAAGATTTACTGAAGTAACAGATGGAATACCAGTTGTGTTCGCCATTTTATTGACAAATGAACTGATCAAATTGGTGTTAATGCGCCATGTATCAAATGTGTTTGTAATTGCTGTATTAGATAACTGTTGCGGCATTAGTTAGTTCCTATATTTGCGATATGCTCAAGAATTTTCTCTGTTCTTTCAAGCGTTCTTTCAAGTCTTTCCATTCGTTCATGAAGATCATCAATTTTTTCAGACTGTTTACGTCGAGCTCTATAGGCTCTAAGACCATCGCTGTCTACATTTAATAGAGCACCCGTTGTTTTATCTTTAACGAGATCTTCTCTTCCAACAATTTTCTCTTTGTTTTCCATTATTTCTGCAGTGCAATTGCTCTAAAGTTACGAACTCTTGGCGGATTAACTGTCGTTGATGACAGAAGAACAAGCTTAACTTTCAGATATTTATATCTCGAGAAAGCAACTCTTGAATTATTAGTATACTGAATAATTCCGGTCGTTGTATTTGCTCCAGATTTATATGTGTCTGACCAATTAGGAACCGTATACTTTCTTTCTGTAAAGTCATTACGGTTTTCCGTAGACGAAACAACCAGATTAGAAGTTGCATCCGTCATTGGTACCCAACCGCGATCTTCAAGAGCATCATCATCTTCACGATTGAGAATCTTATAGTATGCTTTAATCTGTGAATCGTTTGGAGTATAACCGTCAAGATAGATAAGTAAATCTTCAGCATCCTGTCCATCTTCAAGTACAACTGTTTTTGTGATATATCTTGATTTTGCATTACCACCAGTTGTGTTTGCAGCTGGACCATTGACCCATTCACTGTCTTCATTTGAAGAGTCAGCGTTAATCATGTTCTCGATATTTACGAGATAGGTACGATCAATATCGATAGCAGGAGATACTCTATCATTACGTGAGAACATATTGATGATTGCTTCTCCTGTCGGCGGCAACGACTGATCTCTTTCTGATGATTTAGAGAGAATAAATCTGCGTGACTGATTTACTGTTGTTTCACCAACAGTAAAGTCAGTACTATCTACTTCAAACGCATTTGTTGCAGATGCAAACTTACTTGATGACAGAATACGTGTGTCATTAAGATCAAGATAATCAGACCATAACATGAATGAATCTTGATTTAGTACATCACGACTTACAACATTTGCTGTATATCCATTAACTCTTGATGTAAGTGTTGTATTTGCAACGAACTGAGCAGATGCGTTGGTAGTGACTCCACTTGGTGTTTCATATACTCCAGTTGTGTTTGATACGTAGAGGTATGAGTTTGAGTAGTTGGTACTATCATAGTAGTACAGTTTACCAGTTGCATAGTTTTTAGCATGAATAACCGCTGTTTGCCCGGTAGCAACACTCGTATCAGAGAACTTGAACGTAAGCGTTTCACCAATTTGGAAATCAGTTCCTGTAGTGATTTTTGTGACCACAATGTCATTGGCTGACGCGTTGATTCCAGTGTTGGAGTCCGGGCCAATTCTCGAAACCGTACCGATTGCTCCAGACGTTCCTCCAACAACAAATTCTTGGCCTGCTCCATTTGCGATCGGAGGTGTGCCAGAGACTGATGTAGTAAGTGTAATTCGCTGTGGTCCATGTATCACCTCTCCAAATTTTGTAAAGTAATCCTGTGAAGTAGAACTTGGTACTCCGTTAGAAACATTGTCGACCGTAAAGAAGTCAACATTTGCTTTCTTGAGTACTGCAGTTCCTGTAGCATTTGTAGTAAACTTAGCCAAGTAAACAGTAAACTTCAGATCTTCTTCCTGAATTGCGGTATACTGACGATCATTAGAAGATGCATGAAGCATTCCAATTGCAGGCTGTTTACTTACACGATTTCCTGTAACCGTATCTACTTCACCAAGCCTTGAGCACCAGATATTATAGTTCGGATTGTTTGCAGCAGGACGAACAACGAGTGCATATTCTCTTGATCCAACTAAGTAAATTGGAGTAGAGAATGTAAACGGTGTTGGTTTGCTTCCATCGTCACTTAGGTTGACATCTGCGCTGTTGACAGTAACCTGGCTGAATGGAACAATCTTACTTGTAATTGCGTTGCTTGTTTTATCAACTTCTCTAATTTCAACAGATACTGGATAGTTAGCATCTTTTGACTGGAAGTACAGATCAATCTTAGTTAAGAAAGCACCGGATGATGACGCACCGCTAAGACCAACATCTGCAAGAGTAAATGTTTGTGCTAACGGATCTTCTGCGCAGGCTCCACCTGATACAGATAGAGATGCACTGTAAGCATTTAGTGCAGCCTGTGTATCAAACAGACCAGTTGGATTGATGACTCCGGTAAATTGACCGTTCCAGAGAAGTCCACTTTCTCCAAGTTCTGGTGCATCTACGGAATACTGAATTGGAACGGGTGCATTTGGATTTGTAGTAATCGGAGGCTGTGCACTACCAGAACCAACAGCTGCTGTATTTGCTGTACCAGGCTGTGGTGATGCTTCGTATGCTTCTCCACCAGGAAGTACGTTAACAACATCATGTCTATCCTGTTTCCATCCACTGTATTCTGAAACGGCTTCATTGCGAATTTCAGGAATACGCGTAGTAACGATCGTATCTTGTACAGACTTAGTTGTCCCAGATGAAGTAAAGAATGCATCAGCTGAAGTAGTTGTTTCGTTAAGTCTCGGAATATTTTTCGGACTGTCTGTAATACGGAATACTTTAGTACCAGTTGTGAACTTCAAGCTTGCATCGTTTGGAATACGGAAGAGACCATATACATTTCCATTAGCATCTGATGTCAGCGATCCACCTTCATTAGCCGTATTTGCATAGCTGCTGTTTGTTGGTGTGACATAAGAACTGACATAACGATTATCAAAGTAAGCATAAAGCTTAGTATTAGGTTTCATTCCAATTGCATTGAATTTAACAATACGCGAACGCATGTATTTCGAAACACTAACGCCAACAACGTTTGTATTGCGTGTCGTCTTGATTGTATCTGGAAGACGTTTGATCTGAACACCAGATCTTTGGAAACGATAATCCGTTACAGCAATACTACGCTCAACATCATGTAAGAATTCTCTACCAGCTCCATTGATAACAACCTCTTTTGAAACGGTTGGATCTGTGTAGTATTCATTTCTTGATGAATCATCTACTTCCCAATCGCCCCATTCTGTTGTGATAACTTTTTCTTCAAAGTAGTTGTCATTGTTATTATCAAAGTTCTGATTGACATCTGGAAGCTGAATAACACTTTCCCACGTATCATTGTCTGGGTCAAGAGTCATTGTTCCGCGGAAGTTATAAAACAATCCAGCAAGATTACGAGTATGTGTAGAATACGGATTCTTGAATGTTTGATCGTGTTCATACTTAAGTGTAACCAATTTTCCAACAGGAGGATTTGCAACAGTTTGAATTTTAGAGATACTCCCTGAGGTACCTCCAGTTACTGTTTCTCCTGCAGTAAATGATCCAGAAGTAATAGTTTCAATATAGAGCTTATTGTCTACTTGATAAACAAGTGTTCCTGTGGCTCCGCCAGCGCCAGTAATTGTTTCACCTGCAGTGAATGTATTACCTGTAAGATTAGTATTACTCAGTGTTGAATTGATATAAAGTGTTAGCTTAGAATCGCGTGGCTTATTGAGAACATTAGTGCTATTCGCAGAATGATAGTTCATTTCTACATGGTCAACCTTAACTGGTGGACGCATTTCATTCTTTGTTCTATCAATTGAGATAGAATAATCATCATCGGCTGGATCACCAACTCCATGACCGGTAAATCCATCTACAATAATTCCGTTCTTGAAACGATCAATACCAGAAGAGTCTGCAATAAATCGACCAGCAGTTTCTCTTTCAAGCTGATTTAGAGCAACATAGTATTCAAGGCGACTGATACGTTCATCAAGAGCACCAATGTCTTTCATTTTATATCCGCGTTGTGATGTAGGAGTCATCTTGACAGCAAGATCACGACGCTTGTTTGGAGTCAGTTTGTTTGCTTCACTTAGAGGAATTGAAGGATACGGAGGAATATGCAGAGTTGCCAAAATCATAGCATCTGCTGGACTACGAGGAGGCTGAGGAGCCTCAGAAGGAACACCGCGAACCGTACGGAATGATCCCTTTGAGTCGATCACAAGAAGATCTATACGACCAAGATAATTCTGGTAATCAAACAAGAAATTAGCATTCGGAGGTGAATAGTGCAATCCGCTTGCAATAGTCGAAATTGTAGTATTTGTCGGAGGATTGGTTGTGATATTTGTCAGTGATGTAACATTATTTGCTGTATCACTAATACGTGGACGAATGTCAATACAATCTCTCAGATCAAGTACTTTACCGTCTGTTGGAGAAATAAACAGAGGAATTTCTTCTGTTTTGATTGAAGTATTACTTGGATTGCTATCATTGATAGGATAACTGTCAACACTGAAGTAACCAATACCAGATGATGTATCATGTTCGAAGAAATCATACTTAACAAGCAGATAATCTGATGTTGTCAGAGTCAATGGCTTGAAAGGATTGCGCTTAAGTTTACCATGATTGTAAAGATTGTCTCTTTGTCCGTTATCAAGAACAAAGTTTTCTGTCACATCTACTCCATCCGTAAGAGCAGAGAATGCAGATCCTTTACGACGAACCTGTGTAATCTTATGAATGTCGGATACACCGAGATTCCATGGACCAAGAATTCCTCCATTAGCAGAGGAAAGATTCAGTTGTACGTAACGATTCTTTCGAATTGTTTTGTCAATCTGTGCTCCGTCAACTCTTTTCTGCTTAGAAATTACAGTTGCCGAAACAGATCCAGTTGTGTTGAAACCTTCTTTGAGATCAAAACGAACAGACGTTGATGATGATGAACCTACAAGACGACCAGTAGCTGTGTTAGATCCAGCAGCACCAGTACCAGTCAGATCAACAGCCTGCCCGGCGAAGATAACTTTGTGATGATTTTGTGATCCACCGGTTGACCAGTTCTTCGTATTAGAAATGATTAGATTTGTGTCATTCTGAATGGTAAGAATGCGTTCACCTTGAGTTCCATTACCAAAATGAATGTATTCACCGACATTATATTCTGATGCAAAGTCAGTTCCTGAACCAGCTACGTTTGCACCTGTTACAGTTACTGTTCCTGTGTGATGTGCCGTAGAAGTATTTGCTGTGGTATTAAAGAATAAATGATAATTATCACGAATCTGAGAAGCTGTAAGTGTCCCGGTTCCGTGATTGATCTGTCCTGTTCCAGATGCAGCAGAAGTAGTAATAGTAAAGACACCAGTATTCGAAATGTTTACTGACTCTCTCTTCAAGTAACGATGATCAAGATCAAGTGTTCCGCTTGCGTCTGTAAGTTGTTTGACACCCCTTGATCCAATTGGATACACACCTCTAACAAACCCAGGCTCCTGAATTGAGGCTACTCCGTTAGAGAGAACCACATCAGCAATTGAGTTAGCAGCTGAACCTGACGTCCAGTTATCCAAGAAGACACTGCGTACATTAGCAAAATTAGCTGATGACATCTGAATATCATAGAGATATAGATTATATAGTGCGTTGTTACTTCCAGGTGTTCCTGATACATACTCGAGAGCACGGGCACGCGCAGTACCAATCTCTGAACCAACCGCAACACCCGTCTTATTATTTCCACCAATACCACCTGTATGTACATAAGTATTGGCAGCACTGTTTCTGAGACTGATTACACTGTGCTTATTAAAGTCCCATGAGCCAGCAACACCATAAACCTGTACATAATTTCCGTAATTGGTAGAAACTGTTGCATCATTATATGTCTTTGTGTCAATTCCTTTCGGTGTTTCTACGTATGTAGTTCCAGATGTTTTATGATCGTATCCGCGAACATAAGCTTTACCACTTTCAACACCAAGCATGAGAAGGTTGTTATTCCCGCGAGATGATGATGAAAGAATACCATTGTTATTACCGGTCTTTAGATGTTCATGAACTCTAACACCCATACCTTCTGTTACGTAATCACCTTCATTATCGAAGGCTCTGCGTGCTACATAGTCACGAAGTTTGTTATACGTAGATGCATCACGCTTAAGCTCCATAGCTCCATTTTTGATTTGGAGAAGTTCTACAAAGTTACTGTTTGCTCCAAATGAAGATGTCGTTGATCTCGTTGTAAGAATCGGATCAAGTTTAAGTCTATCTGCCCCAACAGCACTGTAATTCTTAGCTCCACTTGCAGGATCAAGTAATGATAAATCCTGTGAAGAAGTGACAACATTCTCCGCAATATCAAATCCTACGCGAACTGTTGGGAATCGTGAACGTTTACCGACAATAACGCTCTGCTCAGGAACTCTAATAAAGTGATCCTTCGCAAAAATAATACCTTCACGAACTGTCATGCGCGCTGAATAACCAGTAGCATTAGCCTGAGAAACAACATTTGCAGAAAGTCCGCTGTTAGCTACTAGCTGTTCTCCTGCAGACGATGCATCTCCAACAAAGATCTTCTGAATATTGTTTGAACTTGAGCTCGTGTATTTAACGAACAGTGTTTTAGTATCCAAACCGTCTGCTTCTGACCCGTCTTCAGATCCAACAACATATGCTGTAATTCCAGATGTCTGTCCTGTAATTGATGTTCCCACAAGAGCAGCTGCATTTACAGTCGATCCAGTATTAGCACTATCGCGAATACGAACAAAACCAACCTGCTGATCATAAAGAATTTCACAGCCTTTAACAACCGCTCCTTCTTTAAGAATATGCTCTCCAAATCGATCAATTTGATTTTGAAGAAGTGTTTGAAGCTGAGTTAATTCTCTGCCTTGAACAGCACGTCCTGGACGAAACAGAAATCTATGAAAATTCTTTGTTTCATCAAAGTCATCATAATAAGGATCAACATTGAAATCTGTTGATAGTGTGTTTGTATTAGATACTGAAACGTCTGCCATGGATTACCTTTAGAATGTAAAGACGAGTTTGAAGTTTTCATCTTGATCACGCGCGCGTGAAATAGCTTGTCTATTTTCTATATATATGACTTCACCTGAGTATGGTTTAAGATCAGCGGCAGTAATACTGTCAATAATGCCGTTAGCTCCTGAACTTGTAACTGTTTCACCTGTGGAAAAAGCAATATTAGAAGAGACAAGTACTACATGCAAATTGCCTGCAGTATTCGATGAATTTGTATTTGAAAAACGAACAATTCGACCAGTAGCCCCTGAAGTTTCTCCAGTAACAACACTATCAAGTACAAATGAACCACTTGAACTTACAGAGCTAAGATTGAGTTTTGTTGTTTGTGATACAGTTGTTGTAGTACAAAGAGATCCGTTTGCCCATTTCGGGTTAAGAATCAATCCAAATCGACGATAGTCATTGACGATTGGAAGTGTATTTGCTTCATCTCTTTCAAGCGTAACATTAAACATGAGATTCTTGCCGTTAAGCTCTTGTACTGGATTAGAACCATGTCCTCCGTTTTGGGGAATGTATGCTGTGGCAACTGCACCGGATCCACTATTAGCTGTAATTACAACATTAGCTGTTGAATAATCAGATCCTTCGTTGATAATATTCACATATGAAATTGCTCCAGCAACCACGTTTGAATATGCTGTTGCTCCTGTTCCGTCTCCATAAATTGTTACCTTTGGAGAAATAAGATATGCAGAAGACGTATTTGGAAGTGATGTGAATGCAGCATTAACAGTTGCTGTTCGTGTGGATCCAACATAGTTAATAATTTCTCTTTGCTGACCAGATCCAGCACTACCTGTGATACGAAGAACACTTCCGTTGTAAATATCATCTGTACCAGACGCATTTGATCTAAGTACAAGAGTGGTTGAATTTGAAACCGCATTGAAACCAAGAGTATTGGACGTAAACACATATCCAGATCCTCCGGTCGTCACATCGATAACTTGAATAGATCCATTAACTGCGGCCTGCTGTACATCCCATTGAAGAGAACTATCATCTGCTGTAAGTGTTTTTACTGGGATATAATTCGTAGAAACAAAATCTGTAATGTCATCAGAAGAAAGTGAATACATGAATTTCCATTTGTATCCATCGGCAGTTGTGAGAACAGATGTACTTGTTCCTGTTGGTTCTACTGTTGAATTCGCTCCACTATTATTGAATAAACACTTATAAACATTGTTTGCACTTGAAAGAACGAAGTATTGAGAAGAAAAAATGTCTGTATCTGTGTGATCATATTCGGTAAAAAGAGTATTATTTGACCAGTTGTATCTATTTGTTGCTAAAGAAATACCACCAGGAATAATTCTCTTAAGACCGAACATATCTCTCCAAACATCATAGTCAACATTGCCGACGTAATTTGATTGTGCTGGAACTGACTGTTCGTTTGCCCAAGGCTCAATTCTTCCAATGAAGAGATATAGATAATCATCTTCACTATCAAGTGCTGCTTTAAACTTTTTAGCAGTTTCGATGCTGAAATTGTATGTTACGATTCCTGACATTTTCTCTCTTTCGGCTACAAATTATTTATAAGCTAATTATAGATGATATCGATTAAAGAATAATATTGTCCGTTAGAAACATAAGAAGTTTCACTATTTCCGGCATATGAAGGATCAATTCTCATTGACTCTGCTCCGTAAACAGTAATGGCTCTAACGTCAGTATTTCCAAGTGGTGTTGGAGCAGAAATAGCATTATCCGTTTGAATAAGGATAGAAGTATTTCCTGGAACAATTGCGCTTGAATTGTTGAAGAAAGTATTGTTTCCGTATAGCAAACTATCCGTTCCAACATAAAGCATTGGTGTATTTGAGAAACGGTTTAGCATATATGGATCTGTCTCCCAGAAACTCAATGATGTAGTATTTGCAACAAAGACTCCACCAACTCCAAGTACCCACGCTGTATTTGGTTGTTCAATTGTTTCTCCAACGGTCACAGAAGAAGCTGTTGACTCAGAAGTAATAAGTTTAGTGCCAAACCTTTTGAAACCAGCTGGATGAAGTAGATCGTTCACGGCCTGTCTATACTCTCGTGTATTCATAGTACTTTTAATAACATAAGAGTAATCTTGATAGTAATCATTATCTTGTAACTTCATATTACTTGACAAGAATCCACGAGTATCAGTATATCCGCCTTCTCCAATAATAAATCCAGAAGTAACTGTCGTTCCAATAGCATTTACTGTTCTAAGTGTATTATTTACTGTATTTGCTCTACTTGAATCGTTTGCCGCTGATTGGTTGTAAATTTGTGCTGATCTATCACGAGTATAAAGAGACCCCTGTTCGTTTATAGCAATTGTACTAATGGATCCGGGAGCATGTGCCACAGAAATAACAGCGTTATTTCCAAGTCCGTTTAGTTGTAATTCAGCTACATTCTCCTGAGTAACAATAACAGATGGAAGTATAGAGTATCCAGTCCCAAAATTGGTAATGTAAATTCCAGTAATTGCACCAACACTTATATTACTAAATACAAGAGAAGATTGAAGAGTACTATTGACATTTGCTGTTTGTAAATTTGCACTTCCGTTAACAGTATTGCCACCAGCACCACCAAATGCTGTATTACTATTGATGTTTAGTGGAACATGAGAAAAGTTATTGATAGTATCTGTGTTGATCGATACAACACCAGAATTAGATACACTTGAAATATAGAAGCTTGCACCAGTACCAGAACCACCGGCAATAGTGATTGATGCATTTGTAGTATATCCATTTCCTCCATCTTCAATAGCAAAAACTACTGCTTCTGTATCAGATGTTGTGAGAACATATCCGTTAGCACCGGAACCAGTGCCATGATCTGAGAATGTAATATGATCTCCAACTCTATGATAAGCTCCACCAAAAGTAATATCAAGATTAGCAAGAGGACCAGTTCCGGTATAGATTGTTCCAGAAAAATCAGAATCGGAAGTACTAATAACTTCATCATTTTTAAATGTACCATTGATACGCGACAGATTATAATTGAACACCTCAATACCAAATTCTCTCGTAGCAGAAATTGATTCTACACGCGCCTGCGCACCAGACTCTCTACCAAGTATTGTTTGTCCGCCCTGTGCATATGCATTACCAGAAGTAACATTTACACGAATATACTGATCTTTTTCCCAGACACCATCACTCACACGAAGTATATTGTCTGCTGGATAGTAAATATCAATTTCTTCATTATACAATGCTCTAAACAGAAGCTTGTATGATTCTTTAGATCCTTTTGCTCTATAAAGATCAAGAACATTTTTTATGAAAGTACGTTCGTTTGCACTAATTGATTTTGGAACATTGACGAGATATTCTCTTTTAAACCAATCAAGATATTCACTCGTTGTATTATCAATGTCTGTATAGTTCAAAAGATTTTTAGATCTTTCAATAACTTTACCATCTTGCTCAATAGATTCATAATAAGCTTTGACAAATTTCACAAGCAAAGGCCCTTCTTGTTTGATAAAAGAAGGGAACTGATCCTCAATAAGAACAGATATTTTTTTGTTAGTAGACATTATGCTTTATATACTGTTACACCAGTTTCGTTACTTCCAGTCGTCAGTGTTGAACCCTGTGTAGTAACTGTTGAAACGCCAAAGTTTGTCGAAGTTCTTTCATCAATCATCGTAATTTTTGTATCACTGAAAAGAAGTAATTCGTTTGTTTCTGCTCTCACATCTTCTGTTTTTGGTGATACATAAAGACTGATAAAGGATCCAAAATATGCTGTTGGTCTGAAACTGTTGATTTTTACGATTCCCTGAGCATAATCAATTGTGCCGATATTATCATCAAGATAAATTCTCTGAGATCCTTTAGCATAATAAATTCTAACAGTTCCTTCTCCATCATCATCAAAAAATGCTGTTTTGCCTTCATATGTAAAGGAGCTTGAAGAAAGCGTTCCTGGAATTCCATCTTCAATATGAGCATGCCTTTGTTCAAGAGAATTATTAAAGTTCAGTGTATATGTAAATGTAGCTGACAGAATTGGAGTAAATCTTTTCTCGAGACCAATGGTTGTAATATTTCCAAGTATAGATGCATCCGTATCATCAATTTTTCTAGTAAAACTGGAGTATCTAAATAAATTATTATCAAATGTTCCGAGTTTACTTGTTTCAAACGAAGTAATTGAGTTTTCTACTTTTTCTCTAAGTGCACTTGCCGACAATACTGTAAGATCACTGTCATATTTAACAGTAATCGTTGGATTGATATAAAGATATGTTGCGTCCACAAATTCTGTTTCTACACCAACAATACTGTATTGTTTAAGATGATTTTTGATAACATTTTTTCTTTGATCTGATAAAAATAGAGCAGTAGATGGTTTTGCTGCTATAAAGACACGACCTGGAGTAGAGGGAATATTATTCTCTCCACCCCAAGCACGCAGGCTGCTAATTTCTGGAAAGTCTCTTTTAATAATGCGCTCATAGTCTTTTGCATTAACGGCGCGATTCTGTGTCTGATAGTTACGAGGTGCACTGAATTTAATGCTTTCAATTGTCTCTGTATTTGCACCACCTTCAGCTGCTGTTTGGACAGTAAAGCTATAATTTGAATATCCTCCTAGTGTAGAAGGACCAGAGAATGTATTTGCACCATTAAGATCATTTCCGTGACAGACACGATATCCAATGATAACAATGTTGCCATTATCCAATTCTTGTCCAAGAACATCATCACCGAAGATCAATTCATATTCTTCATTCTCGTTTTCTTGCAGGAAGTAAATTTTACTGTTAGCATAAACATTGCGTAAATCTGTAGCTCTCGTAAATGTTCTTGTGGTACTATTAGAAGAACTAGTTTGTACTTCTACAGTAAGAGATGTTGTATCAACATTCTTGTTTGGAATATTAAATCTTTGATTGGTACTGTTCACGTCAACAGTATAACGATGAGTCAGCGGTTCACCTTCTACAATATTCAAGTTAGCACTGTATGTATTACTTGAAGGAAGAATAGTATAAGATTGAGGAGTTACAAATTTATAAGTAATTCCGTCAACATCACTTGTGAATACTGTATTCTTATCAACTGTGATAGATGCAGGAGAATCATTTGGAACTACTGTTACTTGAACAACCGCGGTAGCTCCACGAGCAGAAGTTGGTGTGTATCCAAGCGCTTTTGCTTTACTGACAACATTATTGCGAATCTGAGCAGAGTCAAGAAAAGATTCATTGGTTGCCATATTTATATAAATGGCATTCATATAAGTATTATAAGCAAGCATATCAATGAGGTTAGCCATAGCTGAACCTTCAAAGTCATGATCGCTGAAATCGCCGACAGAACTGATGTAGTTCTTAATGTTATTACGAATAGTCGTAAAATTAAGAGATGTTACGTTCAGAACATTATTGGAAAGAGCCATTATCGAATTCTTTCTACTGAGATAGTTGTTGTGACTGCATCTGTAAGATTGCGAATAAGAAACGTGATTGTAACCTCAAGAGAATTAATATCTGGTGTTTCATCAACTTTCACTTCAAGAATTTCAACCCTTGGTTCATAGTTTCTAATTGCAACTCTGATATCTTCTTTGATCTCATAAGAAATATTTGGACCAAAGTTTTCAAATAGCTTTTGACGAATGCTACTACCCAAAAGAGGCTTGTAAAAACGTTCATATCTATTAGTTAATACAATAGACTTAAGTGCTTGTTTGACTGCTCTTTCGTTCTTCACAATTGACAGATTCTTAGTTACAGGATGTGCTGCAAACGACAAATCTAAATCAGAGTACTGTATTGAATTGGGTACTGGCATTCGCCCCTCTTTTCTTTATATTTATAACTCTGATTCTCTTTTTACTTTAGAACTCTCAGGAATAGACAGTCCATTTTCAAGATTAGACTGCAATTTATTCATTGCAGAGGTGATATTTTCATCAGTTTTAGAAGCAAGATCAATAGATTTACTTAGCTCTTCTTCCGTTTTATTTAATGCTTTATCAATAAGTGCTGCTGCATTTTCTGTTGGAACAGTAATTGGATTTCCTTTAATGATCTCTACACCGTCAAAGATTTGTAGATTAGGAACATCTTTACATGGATCAAAATTCTCGAAGTCTTCTATGAGACTGTCAATGTATCCGTTGACATCAATTCCAGTATACTTACTCTGAATATCGGAAATGAGAGCAGCGAAAGCAACCGGGTTTCTCTGTTTCAAATTGGTTTTTAATGCACCTTTAAGAGCTATAAAATCTCGTTGGAGACTCTCATCTGG